TCTGGGTAAACCTTGACCGCTATCCCGACCGTCGTGAGTACATGGAGAAGCAGTTCTCCTACTGGGGAATCGAAAAGCATCACCGCATCGTTGGCATTGATGGTAAGGAGGATGACCCAGCATCATATCTGAAGGGAACAATCCCACACAACATGAACTCTGGTGAGATTGGTTGTGTGTTGAGTCACTTGTCGGCAATCAAATACTTTGTCGAAGAGACCGACCTGGATGAGGTCTTCATCATGGAAGATGATGTTGACCTGAGCACTGCCAAACATTGGACGTTCAACTGGAAAGATGTACGTCGTCGTGTGCCAATCAACTTTGATTGTCTACAACTGACCATCATCAATCCAAATGGTATCACTCTAAAACTGCACCATAGATTCATCAATGATTTCTCTGCTGCTTGTTACCTGATCACAAGGCACCATGCAACTAAGATACTGAGGATGCATCAACGTGGTAGTCTGTGGAAGATTGATCAGAACATCAAACCACGTTCAGTGTCAGAGGATCTGATCCTCGACAGTGGTAAGTCATACTCCACTCCACTGTTCAACTACCGAATTGATATGGGTTCTGCTATTCATGAAGAACACATTGACATCTTCCACAAAGGTAGTAAGAATGCATTAGCAGAATTTTGGCAACGTGATGCAGTCGAACACACTGTCGATGACATCATGGAACTCGATGAGTATTGTGGTAGAATACCACCATCTGTATATCTAAACCAAGCAAAAGAACAATGACAGAGCAACCACAATTTACAGAAATGCAGGACTACGGACACATTGGTGTCTTTGAAAACTTTGTGAAGTGGGACTTCTGTGATAGCATTGTTGATGTATTTGAGTTCTGGTATAACAAAAAGTATTTTGTTGGGGAAGAGTCTCGTCACCCTGTAACTGAGTTGGATGGTCATGAGTTTTCTTTAGATCATTTCAACAAAGGCAACAGTCAGTTTGCCAAGGGTGGTATGGGTCGCAAGGATCACCAGTTGTATCTGGAACTTGCTGACCAGACTATCACTGCACAAATCAACCAGTGTATTGGTCAAGCATTTGAGATCTATGTGGAGAAGTACAAGGGTCTGGTTGACTCTTGTGATCCGATTTCTTCCTGGACATGTAAGATCCAACGCACAGATCCTGGTGGCGGATACCACGTATGGCATTGTGAGAACGGTAACTTCTTGTACCGTGACCGTGTGCTGACGTGGATGATCTATCTGAATGACATCCCCCCGGAGAATGGTGGAGGTACTGACTTCTATCACCAGGAAAAAACGTTCCATCCTAAGAAGGGAACTATTGTTATGTGGCCTGCTACGTACACCCACATGCACCGTGGTGCTTTCTTGACTGGCGAAAAGTCTAAGTACATTGCCACTGGTTGGTTTATTAGGGAACCTGGTAACGTGACTGAGCGTACTATCAGCGAGGCAATGGGTCAGCAACAGCAAGCACGGGAGAACCTGAATTGATATTCTATACTTGTATTACAAACGACTACGACTGGGTTCCTGATGCATACTATGACCCCAGTTGTAGGTATGTTTGTTTTCATGATGGATCAATCGAAACTCAGAAAGCACCCTGGGAGTACGTTCTTCTAGAAGAAACTGAAGAGTGCTTCGTAAGAAAATCTTATCACCCAAAACACTTGCCCCATCATTACTTTGATGAGGGTGAGTTTACGGTATGGATAGACGCCTCCTATCCTATTACGAAAGAGTTTGTAGAGTTCTCTAGAGAGATGGAGGAGTTTGACTTTACGATTCAGATTCATCCTGAGGAAAGAACTCTGTTCGCAGAGTTCAATAAGTTATGTACCTATGGTTTCTCTGATCATTCTGAGATCATAGAGATGGCAAAACTAATGCACTCTAGAGGATATCGTGGTGAATATTATAAGCAGACTATCAACTGTGTTCTGTGGAGGAGATTGACTCCTGAGGTAATCAAGTGGTGTAATACCTGGCGTGACTGGTACATGGGTGGTGTGAATAGAGATCAGGTCTCTAGTTCTATGGCAGAGTATCTGGTACCTGAGTGTAAGATCAATAGGATTCCCTTACAGATAGATCTGAGCAACAGTGGTAGGAAGAAAGAATACATTCAATCATATCCTATTACCAAACCAAAGAACAAAGACATCGTTGACTTGCAGAACAGTCTGCACCAGATCTTTGGGTTCAAAGATCTCGTAAAGAATATCATCGACAAGACTGTTGACAACATTCCACATGAGTATGGTGATGCTGTAAAAGATCTGGTTGTCTTTACTTGCGTCACTAATAACTACGACGAGTTCCCTGAAGACAGTTACTATGATCCTGACGTTAGGTATGTGTGTTTCCATGATGGGAAGATGGATACCACTGTAGGAGCATGGGAATATGTGGAATTGGATTTAGATATAGAAGATCCTAGGGACTTTGCTTTCTATGTAAAGGCAAACCCGCATGAGTTCTTTCCTAAAGGAACGCACACAGTATGGATTGATGGGTGCTTCAAACTCACAAAGGAGTTTATTGAAAATAGCAGAACGTCATTCCCATTCTCAGTGCTGAGGCATGGTAGTAAGTTCTCTTTCCTCGATGAACTGCTAGAAGGATACACATGTGCTTTCTATAGTAGGCAGTGTGTCATGAACTTCATGGAAAAATTGGGGGAGACTGATTACAACTTCAAAAAATATGCTAGTCCTCAGTGCACAATCATTTGGAGAACACTGACTGAAGAGCAGCGTGAGTTTGATCAGGCATGGTATATGTGGGGTAGTGGTAAGTTCAACAGGGATACAATTCCTTTTGATGTTGCTAGACAACTGACTGGTATTGAACCAGAGTTCTATGACAACAGAGATGATTGCGGTATTGAACTTGGGTTCTTCAATAAAGTAGGACGCAGAGGTAAGCATACTCAGCGGGGTAAGTTTGATCAATACATGACAGCAAATAATTTGCTGAAGAAGTTGCAACCAATTACTAAACTAAATCCCAGACTGTATGCCAAGTATGATAAGCACTGGTTCTATATGAAACACTATGGAGTGATATGATTTACTATACAGCAATCACAAATGCATACTTCCAACTACCACCTAACAAATCAGGTGAACATTTTATATGTTACCATGATGGCACTGTAGAAGAGCAAGAGGGTTGGGAACTAAGAGAGATACAGTATTCTCATGATGATCCTGTTAGACTGTCACGTCATCCAAAAATATTATGTCCTATAGAAGGTAAGAGTGTTTATATTGATGCATCTAAATTACACACTGTCAATGATAAGTTTATAGAGGTGAGTGAAGAAGTCCTGAGTAATCATGACTTCTTTTTGATGCAGCACCCACATAAGTATTACTATCTTGAGGAGTGTGCAGAGCATATACACAGAGGACTGGTTGACTCTGAGACAATCATTGATTTTACCAGTAAGGTTTCTACCTCAGGATATAACTTTGCTAAATTCTTCTCGCCATTAGGAACTGTCATCTGGCGCAACGGACCCAGTAGTATTGATAGTCTTTGGTGGGAGTGGTACATGCAAGGTGGTAGGAGAGATCAGTTGTCTCTTGCGGTAGCATTGCAACTTGCTGACGTGCCATACGGATGGTCAGCGTCCCGTGAGTTTATCAATAGGTGGTCTGACTCTAACCCTATCGATGGTGCCTGGTGGAAGAACAAGGGTGGTAGGTATGCGGGAGAAAAAGTAGACCCTACTCCATACATAGATCAACTAGCAAAGATTACAGGACTCAGTATGCAAATGAGATACCGTGCTGCTATTATGAAGGAGACAGGTGACTGGTTGTTTGGAAATAGATCAGGGTATTGGAATAGAAATGATAAGAACTTGGTGATAGTAAATGGATTCTAGGATAACAATCTACTCATGTATTACTAATGGATATGATGAGATACCTGACGAACATTATTATGATCCAGACATTAGGTATGTTATGTTCACAGATGGATCAATTGAACACAAGGGAGCATGGGAGTTCAGAGATATACCAATCACACATGACTGCCCTCTAAGATTAGCACTCTATCCTAAGATAATGCAGCACAAACTATTCTCTGAAGGAGATAGGGTGGTGTGGATAGATGGTTGTTATGTTATGACTGAAAAGTATGTACAGTACACTAAAAAATTATTTGAGAACCATACTAGAGTACACATGAGACACCCCATGAGTTTCACATACTACGAGGAGATAGCAGAGAGTTACATAGCATCATATAATACTGTGGAAGATATAGTAAACATCACAAAATCTGCTGACAATATAGGATTCGACTTTAGAAAATATACTAACCCTATCTTGGCATCATTCTGGAACACTGTTGGTAATGCTGAGTTCAATGAACTATGGTGGCATCTGTCACAGGTATCTACAAGGTGTGATCAGATAGCATTTGTGGTAGCAAAACAAATCACAGGACTAGAGTGGCATACTATTGACTGGTTAGAGTCAGGAGTAAACTTTAGAGGTGTTGATGGTAAGGGTAGGGGAAGAGAAGGTAATGTGGGTAGAAGAAAGAAGCATCCAAAAGCAGGATCAAAAGATCAATGGAAGACTATGAATGATATGTTACTACAAGTCAAAGAGATTGTGGGTATGAACCATATACTATACAATAAACACTGGAGAAACAAAGAGTTTCTATACGAATGGATAGAGAAGCATCACGGATGATAATATACAGTTGCATCACAAATGGGTATGATGAGATTCCTGATGAGCATTACTACGATCCTGACATCCAGTATGTAATGTTTACTGACGGGACTGTTGAAAAGAAAGGACCGTGGGAGTTCAGGGAGATACCTTGTGACCATCCATGTCACCGTAGACGGTCAGCGTTTGTCAAGATCAATCCACATAAGGTCTTTCCTAAGGGGGAGCGGACTGTGTGGTTGGATGGATGCTATGTGATGACTGAGAGGTACGCTGAGCAATGTAAGAACTACTTTGAGCAGGCACCATTCACCATCATGAGGCACTGTGAGAAGTTTTCTTACCTAGATGAAGTGTTGGAGGGGTTCATGGCATCTATGAATACCTGGGATGATCAGATACTTATCACAAAGACCATCAAAGAACTGGGATACAACTTCAAACAGTATTGTAGTCCAGTGTTGGCATCCATCTGGAGGACCATGAACGATGAGTACGAAGAGTTTGGTGACCTGTGGTGGAAGTATTCATTGATAGGTCCTAACAGAGATCAGATCTCCTTTGATACTGCTAGGCAGTTGACTAAGATGGAACTGAATATTATAGAAGATGGTTGGATCTCAAGGGAGAAGCAACCAGACGGCACGATCAAGCACATGCCTGGTAGTTGTGGTATACTTTTTGGGTCTCGCGGTAAGCAGTATCGACGCAAGCGTCATCCTCAAGCGGGACACCCCTTGCAATATAAGCAAAGATCTGCTATACTCAAGGAGTTGAGAAATATTACGGGCATGCATCAGATTTATGCTCGGTTTGATTTCTCAGAGTTTGTACTGCGTAATGTAGTACGACCCACAATGCCGTTACAAGAGTCTAATAATTGTAACGATAAATAAACTC